GAATCGGTTGACCAAAAGAGTCCTTCGGTGATACCTTCTTCGTCATTCGGACCTTGACTGCTTCTTCCGAACTCCCCCCTAGTTTCTTGGTATGCATAGACGTCGTCATACTGTGCTTCGAACTGTCGAGCAACGACTGCAAACTATTGGTCTGACAATAGTCCTGAATCGTGTCCATACCACACAACTCAACCCGCGTATCCTGCAATCCCTCTGCATATATACGCATCAGTTGCAATCCACGCACATCGCCCTGTAACGGTTCGAAGCCGGCCGAATAAAGTTCGGCAACAACCGATTCATAGTCATTGCGCGATAGGGGCCGTTTCTGCAGACCGTCCGAATCTTTCAATACATGGAAACGGACCTCTAATTCACTCGACGTTCCAATGTTGGCCGAATCGACGCTGTCCGGTTTCCTCTCTAAATAAACTTGTACTAATTTTTCAAAAGAAGTATCGCGTTTTTCAAGTCTTTTCATGACACTACTGGAGATATGATTACAAGTAGTTTCACTCACTATTCGACGAATTTTGATTCAATTTTTCCAAAATCCGAAATCCCGAAACAAAAAACAAAAAACAAAAAAACAAAAAACAAATCGCTGCATAACACAACACTTCCTGTAACGAAAATCACCGGGCGGCCATCTTATAAGTTCTCAATCATTGTCTTCTGGCGATGACAGTTAGGGCAAAGCGCCGCCAAATTGTCGACATGATTGGAGCCGCCTCTATCAAGCCGTGTAACATGGTCGATTTCGTAGGTCGCTGTCAGCATCGTCCCACATTCTTTGCACAACCACTTTTGTCGTGCAGCTACAAATTTCTTCTTCGTCTCACTGACCGACCTCTTGTAACGCTGCATATTGCCGCCGCTGCTGCTTACTACGGAGGCCTCACTACCAGCCTGGCCCATACTGTCCAGAGCAATCACAGGCCGATTCCCAATATCGGCAGAAGAACCGAAAGCGCTTTTCCCTGTAAAATCCAACAGAGGGGTAATCATCGAGGTAGTCCGGCCGTCCAATGGCATATATTTCAAATAGGACTGGGTCGATTCCAACATATCCTTGGCTCTAGATGGGTCGCGACGTAGAAGCCAACACATCACCAAGGCACCTAAAGCAATCGCCCCAATTTGCCAATATTTCTTGTATTGCATGATGACCTTGACATATTTCCCTTCTGTGTAGATATTGAAGGCAACCAGACCGGCAATCAATATAATAATCAATTCGATACGCATGCACAAAACCTCTTGTAATAGAGTTACACATTTTCATCCGGAATTATGGCAGGAGGTCGATTCAACCTTTCATATTCATTCGAAACCATGTTCATTGTAGCGTAACAAGCGCCGAGTCCTACTACGCTGCATATTACAATAAGTGTTATGTCCATTATAGTAGGTAACTAAATAATTTATTCCCCGATTTTTAAGTATGGATATATTTCAACATGTTTTATTACTATTTATTCATTGTAATTTTAATAATTAGCATTCCTGTCCTATATTATATACATATGAATCGAATTAATATGCAGTTTTTAAATGCAACACAACCTACTGTAAGGAAGCCCAACGAGGCTCCAACCCAAAGAAACAAAGAGTTTTTCGAAAATGCAACCGAGTTCGAGAGATTGTTACAGGAAATGGAATTGCGATATCCCAACACGGAAGATTCAATTAAGAAAGACCTCATTCTGATGCGCGACCTCGTGGTTCCTATGTTTGACAAACAAACCAAGTCGTGGCCGGAATATACCTATGGCGAACTCTTCCTGTTGGAGGACCATCCAAAACGCAATCAAGAATCAACCATAGAGAGAATCATCGATTATTACAACCAAACGTACCATTTACAACTGACCAAGTTCGAACTGTATCTAATCATAGACCCGCAAATTGTGAATCAAATCTTCATAGCAAAAGATACGATTCATAAACCGCGACCTATTCATACAAGCAAGAAATACCGAATCAACGTCCACTGTTACGATATGGAATCGGCTAAATCGCCTTCTTTACCGAGCGGCCATGCAGCCACAGCGATGCTATTCGGCGCGGTTATTTACAAATCAAGGAAAGCGTTTTTCCAACAAAATGAAGAAGAATTGAGAAATCTAGCAAGGCTCTGTTTGGAGGTCGGCTTCCGACGTGTAGTAGGCGGTGTTCATTACCCAAGCGACGTCATGGGCTCTGTATTATTCGTACGTTATGCAACCAAAGATTGGGAGGTAGAACAAATATGCGATTTATACGAAAGATATGCCACGATAGGTTTTACAAAAGGAATCGATAAGATTTGGCAATAATAATATTCAACAATTCATCTGTAGCGAAAAAGAAAATATGGTTACAAATCATAGTAAGATGGCGTCTTATGGAATAGGAGATAGAACATATAACAAAAGTACTCTTATCAAGTCAGAATTAGAACCGTTACAAGAAGGGTTTGTTGACGCATCATCTCCTCCACCACCGCCTGATTCAAAAACTCTTATAAATGATAGACAACTTGTAAAAGAATATGAGGGTAAATGGCAGGACGCAGTAAAAGGCTATTATGATTTGAGAGATAAGTCAGAAATATTGTTGAATTTACAAACCAGTTCATATTCTGCTTCTCCTTCTAATATGGCACACATAGAAACCAAAAATCAGAAAATGATGAAGATGCAATATCAAAACGATTTACGTAATTTATCGGAAGCCAATGGAAATATTTTAGTTTTGGGTTTGATTGCAGGAACGTGCGTTACTATATTTAGTGTTTTGTTATATATGCAATAATGGTTGATTCGAAAATATCATTTCCTTCATTATAATATATAATGGCAACAACTAATAACAATAAAGGTCTGGTAGATTCATCTGCAATTACTTCAGCGCGTAAACTTACAAAACAATATGAAGGTGATTTCAAGGCAGCCGTAAGTGATTCAAATTCTAGTTATTTTAATTTGAGACAACAATCAGATATTTTGCTAGCAAAGCAACAAGAACATTATTTTTCGCCTAGTTCGATGGATAAACTAGAAACCAAGAATCAGAAAATGATGAAAATGCAGAAGCAATATGACATACGAAATATGGTCGAAATCGAACAAAGCATTATTGTGTTTACAGGTATTGGCCTCGTTTTCTTGGGCGTAGTTGGTATTCTTATTTTGAAAAAATAAAAAATCAAAAGAAGAAAATAAAAAAGAAAAAAATCAAAACGCACCCCCTGTAGCGATTTTCCAAAAGGTCTTTTATTTTCGATACATAAATGGGTTAAGACCTAATTCCTTGTAATTTCGGTCATGGTTCAATGGTTGCGATAGTGGAGATACAAGCGTACTCTGGTCTTTCAAATAATTCTCATAACTAACAGATGCGTTATAAAGTTGCGGAACTGCATAATCGAGTACTTTTGTGTTCAGTTTCTCAACCTGGGATGGAATCGGTTCATCTTGATAGAAATTGGCATGGTTCAAGAAAGTACTGCGCATAATAATAGAAAGGGCATCGGTATTTTGCGGCGGCAAGAAGTATTTTCCATCTGACATTTTATGTACGCCTGCACGAAGACCGTTCTGTAATATCTGCATATTGCCGGACGAAAAAAATACCTGTCCTATAAGATTGGGTTCTAAAGCTCCTTTCATTGCCTCGCCGTAAGTACAGGCGGTCTTGTTCTTAACGGCGATTCGTTCAAACATTTTGAACGGTATAGTAGGGTCTTCCGGTTCAGCAATATTGACACGGCCATTGTAATCGGTGATGATTTTCGATGAAAGCCCTCCTTCTAATTCGTGGTTATTGACAGAAGAGAAAAAAGACGAAGTCGCAGTTAGAGGTTTTATAGAAGACATAATAAAATGTAGAGAGAAATGAATATACTGGGGATTGATTTTTTTATTTTTATTTTTATACCTTATTCAATAGAATAAAGATAAAGCGTTGTTATACATATTGTTACATATAACACCGATGTCTAGAGAAGTCCCTGATTTGAATGATATTAAACGACGTATTGAAAAACTGGGTATCAATTACCAGATAGAAATTTTGAATATTTTGGTGAAGGGGAATGTACATATCAATGAAAATAAAACAGGCATACGTCTTAATTTGGGATTTCTTTTCGAGAATCATTACCCAGTATTTCAACAGATGATGGAATATGTAGAATATGCAGAGGAAAAGGAGACAAGACTGGATAGCGTGGAAATAGAGAAGCAGGAGATAACCACGGCGTACTTTCACGAATACGAGGAACCGTGCCGGTTCCTACGTGTACCTCCGGCATCATATCGACCCCGCGAGGGGGTCGATAAGTTTTAAAATTATTCATAAAATGATACAGTGGGTCAAGCTGTTTTAGTTGTTACATCGGACCGAAGGGCCGATGATATCACGCGGAGGTTTTACTGGAACCGGCACGGTTCCAATATAGGGAATAAGCATCTGCTGTAACGACCTCTCTAACATCCTTTACAACACTGCATTTCTCGTCATTATAGCAATACCAAACCCCCGTTTTCCGATTCATTACATAGGCATAGTAATGGCCGCCCCTCATATTACCTATATGGCATGCAACTCCATATAAGTTATATACGCAATCCTTCTTACCGTATCCAATACAGTATTTGGACAGGTCCAGTTCCGTTACAGGATAGGTAACGAAACTCTCATTCTTCCTACCGCGATAATCGAACCGCTTCAACGTCATTACCAACACCGGAGGGAAATTCCAGAACATAATATTCTTTGTAACGTCTTCTTTACGACCCGTTGCCTCATTGAACCAGGCATTATCCCCACACAACAATTCACCTGTAGTGAATATGTCCATGGCTTCATACAAATGTTTGGCAACTGGCAAATCCAGAGTAAAAAAGGGCTCGGCCTTGATAGACAACGGTTTGCTCTCTCCTCCGTCCTTCCTGCGCAATTCGGAAATCAATACGCCATAAAACAGGGAATATATCTCCGAGTATTTCTTCGCATAATCCTTCTGTAACATTTCGTAACAGGTTTGGGCGTAGATATCCGTACTGTTCTTCAATTCACCGCGAATGACCATATCGACCGGCCTACCAATTGCTTCATGAATCATATCAATAAAAAACAGCATAAATTCCGTGAAATCGTTTTGCGAATAATCGGCAAAGAGTTCCTTGCCCTTGTATTTCGCAACCTTGTGCAGAAAATACAAGAATTTTCGAGGAACCACTACTATATCTTCCCTCTTGTTGACCGGTTTTTGCCACATCAACAAAATAAGGTCGCACCATTCCGATAACAACGTTGTCTCATTCGGATTCTTCTTTGCTGCATAAGGAGGCGCCGGTTGTAATACAATATCGTTCAACTCGAAAGTATGTGCCAGAATTTGCAAACAGGTATTCATGAAACAGGTGTTCCCCAAATTCGACAACCCAGCCGTCTTCCGATGTAAATAAGATAGAATCATTCAATATAAATAAGTTACACTACAAACTTTTATATATTTCTATTAGTAAATGACATCTCTACTCGGCGAACCGTCTCTTACACATATATTGCAATTAATGCAGGGATACAACGACAATATAGGCTCCTTTATTCAATACTTGAACTCCTTGAGAAGACAACGGCAATCGAGATATGTACGCAGCCTTTTCGAGGATATGCCTACGGTAAGAGAAACGCGACAACCGCAAACCCCGTTAGGGCAAGAAAGGCAACAGAACCCGATAAGGAACGATACAACAACAGCAGCAACACCGATGACCACCATATCCATCAATTACGATTTCCCTGTAACGAGACCTGTAAGGCTGACACACCAGCAAATCAGCGATTCAACGACTATGTATTGCGTTACACTACAACAAATAGAGGAAATGGAGAATACGACCTGCGCCATTTCGCATCAAGAATATCGTGTAGGCGATATATTATGCAGAATCAACGTATGCCGTCACGAGTTCCTATATAGGGAGTTAATGCATTGGTTCGATATAAATAATACATGTCCGATATGCAGGGGTAACGTCTTATCAACACCACCTGTAGCGAATATCCCAGAGGTTCCTCAAGGGGTGGCAACACAAACCGAACAGACAGAATCGGAAAGAGTCGATGCTATTACACAGCTGTTGCGCAGCTTTATGACGCCGGCTACAGGCCAACGTGAATCGCAATTCAGGTTGTTTCAGGATGATTTCGACATTTCCTTTGTTTCTATGGTGTTTCCATCGAACCAAGACAGAGCTGTCTAGAAACACACATTCCTTATTCTTATTTATTGGTTGTTTTGGTTAAATGAATATAGAATAAAAAGTCCATCATAAAATATAGATGAGTGGTTCCGGAGGTATATTGAATTTGATTTCACAAGGAAACAATAATAAAATATTATTAGGAAATCCGTCTATCAATGTATTCAAAGCCAAATATGTAAAAACGCGGAATTTTGGGAAGCAGGCCTTTCGCTTGGATTATGACGGAAGTCGCGATTTACGATTGACCGAACCGTCGACCTTCCAATTTACTGTAAAGAATTATGCAGAGTTGTTGCTCGATACCTTCCTCTGTATAAATTTGCCGGATATATGGAGTCCTATTTATCATCCGTGTCCACAAACTGGGAATCGATGGGCGCCTTATGAGTTCAAATGGATAGACGATATCGGCAGTCAAATGATTAGCGAAGTATTAGTTACATCAGGGTCGATGATTATTGGGAAATATAGCGGCAATTATTTGTCGAATGTAGTGGACCGCGATTTCACTGCAGAGAAGAAGGACCTGTATAATCGTGCATCGGGCAATACGAAGGAGTTGAACGACCCGGCCAATGCCTATTCGCGCGTCAATACGTATCCATCTGCCTATTTCCAACCGGCCTCTCTAGGAGGTTCTGAGCCGTCCATAAGAGGCCGTGAGCTGTATATACCGATTAACACGTGGTTTACAATGGATTCCAAATGTGCGTTCCCCCTAATTGCACAGCAATACAATGAGTTGCAAATCACAATTACGTTGCGACCGATACAGGAGTTATTTAGGGTACGCGATGTATTCGACGTTGCCAACAATTATCCTTATGTACAGCCGGACTTCAACCAACCGCAGTTTGGAATGTATCGCTATTTGCAGACACCGCCTTCTGTAGATATTTCCCCAGAGTCGTATGCGAACCAGATACAGGTATGGAATTCGGATGTACATTTGATATGCGATTATGTGTTTTTGTCACCGGAAGATTCGGTCGAGTTTGCAAAGAGCGAGAATGTCTATTTGGTTCGAGATGTATACGAGTATTTGTTCGAGAATGTAGTCGGTTCGAACAAGGTTCAGCTTTTGTCCAACGGACTGATTACGAATTGGATGTTTTATTTACAGAGAAATGATGTCAATTTGCGGAACGAATGGACGAATTATACGAATTTCCCTTACAAGGGATTGCCGATGGATGTTGATATGGCGCCTTTTACGGACGATTATAGTCCTTTCAATTCATCGACGCAACACAATATTGGGCCGGCAGTCAATGGAGATGATACAAATTCGGGTATTTTCATTACAGGCCCATTGAGTGTACAGAACCAGAAGGAAATATTACAGACGATGGCGATTGTATTAGACGGTAATTATCGGGAGAATACGTTGACGAGCGGCTACTACAATTATGTAGACAAATATAGGCGTAGTGCAGGCGCAGCCAAAGACGGCCTCTATTTCTATAATTTCGGGTTGGATACAGGTGTCTATCAACCAACAGGGGGCGCTATCAATTTGAGCCGTTTTCGGGTGATTGAGTATGAATTCACTACCTATACTCCACCTGTAGACAATGCTAATTCGGGTCAAACCGTAGTTTGCGATTTATCCGGAAATCCGATTGCAATATACAAATCGAACTGGAAGCTTTACGACTATACATTTAACTTGATTGTACAGGAAGAGAGATATAATGTGTTGAGTTTTATTGGTGGATATTGCGGATTGATGTATGCAAGATAGAGGGAATAGTCGGCAATCATTACAAGAATAGAATGAAATAAAGAGAAAATGATTTTCGTCTTATCTTTATTTTCATATTATTATTTATAAAGGTTGATAATGAAATTTAGTTCTTTATTCATATTCTTAATTATGATTGGTATTTCGGTTCTAGGAATGATGTTTTTGAACAAGAATGGAAAAATCGAAACATTTGAAGAATTGAAGAAAATGGAAGACGAAGAAACAGAGGGGTTTGAAGACCATCAAGAATATTTGAATCGGTTTATCAATGGTAATACTGTAGATACAACCGGTGTAAAAGATGATTATGGGCTGGATTTATCAGAAGAAGACAGACTGAAATCATTTGTTAGAACAAATGCAGTTGATGACCAGACTACTCCGCAAGTGGTACAAGTAAAAGACACAACTACAAAAGTATGTCCGAGTAGTCCTTTCGACAATACATCGCAGAATCTGAATAATTATTTTTCAGAAACGATGACCAAAATGATTGAACCGATTGCCAAGCGTATTATGGATAAAATCTCGCATTCTGTAACGAGTTCTTTTGATGGTCCTAGTGACAACCCAGACGATTACATATTGAAATCGCAAATTGTACCGCAAGTATATCCTATTACAGATAAATGTAGCATGTGTAGTTCGAACGGTTATGGTGTATGTGGTAACTGTGGTGGAGGCGGTGGAAACGGTGTTGCTGGTGTTGCTGGTGTTGCTGGTGTTGCTGGAGGTGCTGGGTCACCTTCTAGTATGTCACAAGAAGAGCGAGAGTTCTACGGTAAGAACGGTCTAGGTGGAGTATCCAATAATGTTGTCAGTACTACAGGTGATGTTGCCAATTCAGCACTCAAAAACATAGGAACAGGCATTGGTGCTGTAGCCGGTTTAGGAAAAGATGTCGTAGATACAACAGGTAGTACATTACAAGGTTTGGGTTCTGGTGTGAAAGACGTTGCTAACAATACACTTGGCGTTGCAGGTGGATTGGCAGCAGGTGGTGAAGCATTGATTGCAGGTGCCGGTTTAGGTGCCTATAATTTGGCTAACAATGCAGGTCAGGGTGCCTATAATTTAGCCAGCAATGGAGGCCGAGGCTTGAGTACAAACAAAGCAGAAGGTGAAGGTGAGGGAGAAAACCTTGGTCTAGGTAGACACAAGGCAGCTGGTGAGGGACAAGGAGGTAATAATAGCCTATTGTCTACTCAGAATCCGCAACAGATAGGGCAAGGAGGAGGAGCAGCAGGAGGTTCTGGAGGAGCTCAAGGTGGAGCAGCTACAGGAGGTGTTGGAGGAGCAGGTATTCCAGGTGTCGATAATTATTCGGCCTATGGTGCATTACGACCTAAGGGTAGCGAATTCTTACCTATGACAGCGGATTTTAGTGCGTTCCGCAAATAAAGAAGACAATGATAAAAAGGAAATAGGACAAACAAAATAGAAAAATTGATTTCTAAAACATTAATTGAATGTAGAAATCAATTAACCAAGTCAAGAAAGCAAAGTCAAGAAAGCAAAGTCAAGAAAGCAAAGTCAAGAAAATGGGAATTCCAGGATTAAATCGATTCCTTATGAAGCGATGTTCCAAGAGGGCCATTCGCAAAATCTCGCTACAAGAATTACAGAACAAGACTATCGTGGTCGATACGCACAATTACTTATATGACTTTATTCAAGAAGACAATTTCCTGTTGCCGTTTTACCAAATGGTGCGTCAATTCCAGGAGAACAGCATTACGCCGTATTTCGTATTCGACGGACAGGCCCCCGAAGAGAAAAGGGACACTATCAAACAGCGAAGTCTGCAAAAAATCGCGAACCAGCAACAATACGAATATTTGCAAAACACATTGCCCCCGAGCCAGCAGACAACCGACCTGTTACAAAGTCTCAAGTCGGGTTTTGCACGGTTGACAAACATTCATTTGAACGATAGCAAGGAGATGCTGCAATTATTAGACATCAAATTTCATCAATCTACAGGAGAATCGGACCCCGTTTGTGTCGAGATAGTTAATACAAACAGAGCATGGGCGTGTATGAGCCAGGATATGGACATGTTCTTATATGGTTGCAAACGTGTATTGCGAAAATACGACAATGCACTATACCTCTACGATTTTGAACAAATCATATGGGAACTAGGCATGAATCTACGAGATTTCCAGCAACTGTTCGTCCTTCTGGGTACCGATTATGGAAACCGAGTCAAAGGTCATAATATGCATGCAAATCAACTCTATCAAATATACTGCAAATACCGAAGTACACAATATTCAAATTGTTATACAGCTCCCTTCTTGAAATGGCTACAGATGAATTATCCACAATATATGACATCGACGGATATGCAGAGGGCGGCAAATATATGCAGTATATATCAGAGTGTGTCATATGTACCGAAACACCTGCTGATTGGAGATAGTTGCAAATAATGGCAAAAATAAAAAGAAAATAGTTAGGTAAAAATAAAAAGAAAAAGAGAAAAGAGAAAAGGCGAAAGTAAAAAAGAGACAAAGGCGAAAGTAAAAAAGAGACAAAGGCGAAAGTAAAAAAGAGACAAAGGCGAAAGTAAAAAAGAGACAAAGGCGAAAGTAAAAAAGAGACAAAAGAAAATAGAGAAAACCACCCTGTAACGAATATCCAGGACCCTTTGTAAAAATGTTATTCGCGGTCTTTTTTCATGTTGCCATATATGATATTTGGTTCTATGTAACACACCGCCTTCTGCATATACAACCTTTCTATACGTTCCATAAAATTCATCACAGAACACCGTACGAAAGTTTGGATTGGCATGATAGTTATCGTGCACATATTGTAGAGAATGTGTTACAGAATGCCGGTATATTGATTCCATTTGCTGCACAACAAATACTACATATGCAGATAACTAATATGCAGGTCCTATGTATTGCATATGCAATCGTGTGTATCAGAGGCGTCATTCGGCATGAACATAGACTGACGTGGTTAGGAGGCAATCATCACCAGCTTCACCACAAATACTCCGATTATAATTATAGCGAATATTGGTTGGATTCGTTGATGGGAACATGCTATCCTGGTAAATCTGACGAAAAATAGCAAAAAATACAACACACAACCACTTGTAACGAATACCTAGAAGGTGATTTTTAATTTGAATTAAGGTATTATGCAGGTTCCATTATTTCGTTCATGAATTGTTTCAAATGCTGTTTCATTTGTTGTTTTTCCTCTTTTTTGGAATCGATACGAGAAAGGAGTTTTTCGCGTCGAATATCATCGTCCTCAATATTGCATCCATATGTATTATTCTTGTTGGTTTGGTTGGAAGATACGCAATAAAATAGAATCATAAAGATAAGTGCTACTACAATCCATGTAAACGACAACATTATATAATGCAGGCTGAAAAATTCCTACATAAGGAAACGCAATTGTTTGTATACGTTACTAAAATTGAAATCAGTAAATTGAAATCAGTAAATTGAAATCAGTAAATTGAAATCAGTAAATTGAATTACAAAAAACGATATAATAATAATCCCATACTAACTATTACTATGCATACTCAGGCAAAAGAATCGAAGAAGCGTGATATGAAAAAGAAGGAGGAAAGTAAAAAGGAAGAGGTAGAAGTCAGTAAAAAGGGTGTCGAGAAAAAGTTGACAAGAAAGAGCAAGAATCCGCCTCCATCCGAATCGACAGATTGGTCATCCGACGAAGAAGATGAGTCGGAAGATTTGTGGGAGACAGATGATAATGATGAAGAAGAAGAGGAAGAGGATTTGGAAGATATATCGATGGAAGAAGATGATGAGGATGAAATAGAAGAGGATGAAGATGAGGAAATCATTCCAGAAAATATAGTCAAACGAACAAGAAGACATAAAAATAAAAACAAAAATAAGAAAAGTTATGATGAGGAAGATGATGTAGATGAAGAAGAGGAAGAAGAGGAATATATGAAGAGAAGAAAGAATAAAGCAGTCGTAAAAAGAGAGAAGAAAAGTAGAAAATACGAAGAGGAAGAGGAAGAGGAAGAAGATGTCGATGATGAGGAAAAGGTACATAAGAAAAAGAGCAAGAAGCAGAATTTCCTGGTGTTCAATATTGCAGCTGCACAAGAAGGCGACGAAGAAGAGGGGTTCGAAGATTACGATGAATGGACCGACGAAGAGAATTCGGATATGGAAGACAACAATTATGCTAGTGACGATGAAAAGATTTTTATGAAGGGTCTATACGAGCATATCGAAGAGCCGCCTGAAATCATCAAAAAACAGGAAGAACAAAATGAAAAGGAAGCGAAAAAGGGGAAAAAGGGACAAAAAGACAGAAAAGGCAAGAATGAAAGCAAACTGGAAAAGGGTAAGAAGAACGAATTGCCGGAAGAAGACAAGAAGGCGCAAATCAAGGTTGAAGAAGAATATTTGCAACTGTTGGAAACGAAGAAGAACCTGGTGACAGAATTGAAAAAGAGGCCGAATAAAATTTACGAAAAGGCGTTGAAAGAGTGCAAGGAGGATATCAAGAAGCTGGTACAAGAGGGTCGTTCCGAAAATGTGAAAATTTACCACGAATTGGTTCGAAGTGAGAAGGACAAGATGAACGAATACCGCTATTTCAAGAAGCATTTGTCGCATCAGGAGCAAATGAAAATCATCGAGGACTACAAACATGTCCAGAAACAGAACAATTTCCAGCGCCCATATCGTATTCGCATTTTGGAATCGAATATTTCTCCCCAGTTGAAGGAAATCGCGCTGCATAAGATTGACCAGTTGCGCGATATGATTCCTGGTGACCCCGAATATCACAAATTGAAAACGTGGATTGACACATTCATGAAAATCCCGTTCGGTATTTACAAGAGTATCGATATCAATATCGAAAAAGACGGCATTGACTCCTGTAACGAATATATGACGAAGGCACAACAGATTCTCGACGAATGTACGTATGGATTGGAAGAATCGAAATTGCAAATTATGCAGATGGTTGGACAATGGTTGACCAATCCGGCTGCCATGGGTACTGCGATTGCTATAAAGGGTAGTCCAGGTACGGGCAAAACGTCGCTTATTAAAGAGGGTGTCAGTAAAATTCTGGGTCGTGAATTCGTGTTCATACCACTGGGAGGTGCCGGCGATTCGTCCTATCTAGAGGGTCACAGTTATACTTACGAGGGGTCGATGTGGGGAAAAATCGTGCAGACCTTGATTGATTGCAAGTGCATGAACCCGGTGATTTATTTCGACGAGTTAGACAAAGTGTCGGAAACCCCTAGAGGCGAGGAAATCATCGGTGTCTTGACTCATTTAACAGATACGAGTCAGAATATGGAGTTCCACGACAAGTATTTCGCCGAGATTCGCGAGTTCGATTTGAGCAAATGCCTCTTTATCTTCTCTTACAATGACGAATCGAAAATCAACCCAATTCTTCTCAATCGTATGTATACTATTCAGACCAAGGGTTATACAACTGACGAGAAGATGGTGATTGCACGCAAATACTTGTTGCCGAAGATAGCGAAACAGGTCAATTTCCAGACAGATGACATTGTTCTGAAGGACGATATTTTGCGAAACATCATAACCGATGAGCGTTATTCGAGGAAGGAGGATGGTGTCCGAAATCTGAAGCGGAGTTTGGAAATCATATATACAAAACTCAACCTGTATAGGGTGATGAACAAGGACAACCAGTTCTTCGAAAAGTACAAGCAGATACCGCAAAATATTGACTTCCCACATACGTTGTCCAACAAGGATTTGGAACTGCTTATAAAACAGAACGATTATTTGTCGCCGTCCTATTTGGCGATGTATACATAATAAGAACGCATCGTAAATAAATCGCTTCATAATAGCAACACATCGTAAACAAATCGCTGCATAAGATAATTGCATCGTAAACAAATCGCTGCATAAGATAATTGCATCGTAAACAAATCGCTGCATAAGATAATTGCATCGTAAACAAATCGCTGCATAAGATAATTGCATCGTAAAAATAAACATAACACCTCCTGTGGAAATTCGCTACAGGAGGTTTTATTAATTTTTAATCAGCCTTGTTTTTATTGTTTGAGTGAAAGGCAATCAAATCGCGCGAATCCTCCAAATCGGGATATCGATACTCCTTTTCGAACCAGGGCCGCATCTTGGCCAGCACCTCCTCGTTGTCAATCAACCTCTGGAACATCAAATCCCGCTTCAACGCATTCTCAGGCGCCTGCTTCTCCATTTGTACATAATCCTGACTCAGAATCGACAAGGCCATCGACATCACCAGCGGCTTCTTCCATACCGATTTCACATAATTTTGCGCTACTGTAACGAACCATTTGGTCCTTTTCAAGCCTACGGGCAAAAAGTGCACACCAATTTCCAGATGGTTTTTATTGGCATTCTTGATACTCTCATGTAGCGTGAGAGTGGATGCCGGAAACTCCTTATTGTCGGTCCTCTGGAAAGAAACACGCGACCACGTAAATGTCGGGAAAATATATTCGTGATAATTGTTCGTCTCTTTCGAATTTTTGACAGCAGCCGATAACCCCTCCGATATGTAATCGAACGACAAACCGGCCTTGTAGTTATCCCCCTCGAAATAATGCGATTTGATATTTGTCGGAGGTATAGGTGAACCGAATCCGAACAGACTGCGATGGACATAGGCCGGATGATGCAAATCCATCGAATTGTAGGCTGCATCTGGTAGGGAACACGGCATCTCATATTCGAATGTCATCGTATCGTAGTCGGCGTCGTCATAGGATGGCAAACCGGGAATTGAACCGGCAGCCTCTGGCTCATACGACCAAAAGAGCTTGCCCTGACTCTCTACAATCGTTCCCATTGTATCACAAGAACCGAATTCCAACCCGTGATATTGGCATTTCAACCGGCCCTCACCCGTTACACAGGCACTGTTCAACGTCGACCCCATATGATTGCAAATATTGACACGCGCCAGATATTGACCTCCTGTAACGTTTTTCCAGCCAATCATAGGCAGGTCCCCAATTTGGAACGGAAAAGCCCCGGATACCTTTTCAATATCGGATTTGATACCGATGCAGGACCATTTACTGAATACGGGATTTAACGCAGACATCCCTTTATCCGATGTTAAAAAGGAAGACCCATAATTCAAAGAAGAAGGAACTCTGTTAAAAATAAATCCCCGGCCAAACGAAAACCACCCGGCTAGTAACAAAAATGGATACATATTCATTATATATTTCATAAGTATTGTTCTATACTACTATCGAATTATTTTTATCTTTTTTCATCACACTCATTTCAAAATATATCACCCTATTACTATATAGTGTGCTCACATGAATACCAAAAATGAAAATAATTCCTTTACAAAATCATCTACACAATCCCCTGTAACAAGCTTACATGAAGATGAAGAGGATTCTACTGAAAATCAAGATGAAGAAGAGGAAGAAAACGAAGATATGGAAGAACCAGAAGAAAACGATTTGGAAGAAGATTTAGACATTAAAGAAGATTTGAAAGAACCAAGCCAACGTAAAACAGAATCAATTCGACCCAGCCTCAAATTACCTAAAATCAAATCAAAAACGAATTCCAAAACGAATCCAATGAACCAGTCATTCGACCCTATATTGTCGGCCACCCTCCCCACTGTCCTCAAAAACAAAGAAAGGCAGACAACACCCGAACCCTTATCTACCGACTACAATACAACCCTCTGTAACGATTCCATGACCTTTGAAGAATGTGAATTAGCTATTTTGCGCCATTATGCCGACAAGAATGAGGTCATTATTCAAAACAAGGACGTCGAATCCAATGATTTGAAACAAATGATTTCTCTCATAGAAGGTTACCTGCGTAAGAAAAAGCTGGTATGTTATGGCGGTACTGCCATCAACAACATCCTGCCAGAAGAATACCAATTCTATTCGGAAGATTTCGAAATACCGGATTACGACTTTTATTCGCCGACCCCTTTCGTCCATGCCAGAGAAATAGCAGATATATATGCAAATGCTGGTTATACAGATGTGGAGGCAAAGGCAGGCGTCCATCCAGGTACGGTCAAAGTATTTGTTCAAACCATTGGAATCGCCGATATTACCTATTTAGAAAAACCAGTATATGACATCGTTTCGCGAGATGCGATTGTCAAAGATGGAATTTATTATGCACCCCCAGACTTTCTGCGTATGAATATGTATATTGAGTTATCAAGACCTCAGGGTCATGTATCTAGATGGGAAAAGGTACTCAAACGTCTGAACCTCCTTAACCGTTTTTATCCATTAGAATATCATAATAATTGCATTAATGACGATGACGAAGTAAAACAAATCGAAGCACGAGCTTTCGAAATCATACGCGACAGCATTATTGATAACAAGGGCGTCTTCTTCGGCGGTTATGCACTCAGTCTGTATGCACGTTATATTCCGAACAGCGAAAAGAAGTTGGTCAATGCAGCCCAATCGATTGACGCCTTCATAGAAGATATGGAGAATGTCACTGCTGAAATCAAACAGAAGCTGAAACAGTCCGGGTTCGCCAGTGTTGAAATCAAGAGCAATCCGCCTGTAGAGGGTCTCGTCAATCGGTCCAACGAAATTTTGGTAGACGGTGTCAGCGTGGTTTTCCTGTTTGAACCGGATGGTTGCCAGAATTACAATCGAGTGACGATTGATAATCGCAACGTACGTATTGCAACCATCGATACTATTCTTAGCTATTATTTGGCGTTTTATTACATCGATAAGCCGAAATATGACAAGGAACGCGTTATCTGTATGGCGCAGCTGCTATTCGACGTACAGAAGGATACCAAACTTGTACAGAAGGACATTCTGAAACGGTTCAGCAGTAGCTGTATAGGAAAACAGAAATCATTGCTCGATATACGCAAAAAGAAATCGGAGAAGTTCCGCGAATTCAAACAGAAGAAGGTGAAGTCCGGCGAAGAATATGATATGTATTTCTTCAAATATGAACCGGGGAAAGTTAAGAGCAAAACGCAACAAGAGAAGATTGCTGAATTATCGAACCCTTCTGTAACGAAATCAGTAAGCCCTTCAAAAGGTCTTTCAAAAATGGAAACAATGAAAAAAACAGAAACGAAATCAATATCACAAGAATCTGCCTATGCAGAAGACGAAGAGGAAGAAAGCATCGAACCGACTAGCAGGAGTACACAAGAAATGACGAATACACTCCCCTCATACACACATCCACCTGTAAGGAAGCCCAAAAACACGGTAAGGAGGCCATTTCGAAGGGTAATAAAGTCTACCTACAATAAACAAAAAAAGAAAGTAAAGAGAACCAAGAGGTTTGAAAATTTGATACAAAAGAAACAAACGAGAAGGAAAGGAATGGATTCGCCTTTTCGTTTTCCGGAATAACCAATTTAGAATTATGAAATATGTTAAAAAATTGAAATATTTTTACTGAAAATTTCAGGAATATTGTTACGATTTGTTTTATTGAATACAATATTATCATTTATTGATATTATAAAATATTTGTATTCTGCATTTCTTGCCAAAAATAAATAATCTGTTTTATTGTTTTCTATTATGAGTGGGTTTTGTTCTACTTTAATATTGTTTCCTGTTCCAGAATATTTAATAATAACCAATTTGCATTCGAATTTTTCTTTTAATAATTCTAATACTTTATCTGTTATATAAAATTCAGTATGTTGAATGATTATTTTTTGTAAATCACTATTATTATTAGATTGTTCCATACATAAGTTTAATCGTTTTTCTTCATTATTAGCATTTTTGTTATAGTAATCTTTATATTTTTCAATAAAATCGTAATTTATCAGTTCTGTTTTTATATCCAAAAGAAACATCATATCTGTGTCAGATTTCTGTTTTTGTCTACGAATACAATTGAAAAAACTATTGTTATCATAATTGGCATCATTGTAAATAATTACATTTTTGTTTTTAATATCTGATTGAATTTTACTTTTATCAATAAATGTTATTAATTTTATTTGATTATTAATTCCTTTTATTTGATTATTAATTCCTTTTATGACATTATTTAATGTATAATTTATTGCAACATTAATATAATTTAATTTTTCTTCTTCGTAATTAATAATACTTTTATCATTCTTATTTAATAATAATTTTAAATATAAATCATATTTTTCTTGATAATCTTTCTGTAATTTTTCTATTTTTGCTTGTAATTCTTCTTTTTCCTTCTTTTCCTTATAGAAAAGAGAAACTGATTCGTTTTTCTGCTGTTTCAAAGCCTCTCTTTTTGCCTTTTCGTCATTCTCGAAAACGCGTTCCAATCGAAATTCATCCTTACTGACTGCATATTTTTTAATAGGTGGCAATTGAATAACGCCCTCATCTATCTTTTGAAAGAGAGTATCCAACATAAAACTAAACGCAACTTTTCCATCTTTTAATTCAGATGTGAATACTTTGGACCTCTCTACTTTGGCAATACTCTTCAATTCACTATTGGGGTCTGGACAATAAATAAATACATCATCATCTTCTGGTGCACCCTGACGAGGTTCCAAGATGGCTTTGGGACTGTTTATGTTATTGATATCTTTATTCAGAAGTTTCTTATACATAAAGGGTTGAACATACATAAATTCATCTTCGTCCTTATTCTTATGAAAAAAGAGGAAGTAACTATCGTATAAATCATTGGTCTTTTGTTCAATAGTTTCTGGTACTTCTTGTTCTGGTACTTCTTGTTCTGTTTCTGTTGCTAGTTCTTCTAGTGTTGTTTTTACTTTATTATTTGTTGTTTTTACTTTATTATTTGTTGTTTCTACTTGTTTTTTCATATATTATATTATTGAAATGTATTAGAAATTTGTTAAAATTAATGCATTTTAATTTGTTATTATTATTTTCTAAAAATTCGAGGAGCAAGGGAATGAGACGAATATTTTTTGTCGGCCTCAGGCCGACAAAAAATTCGAGGAGCGTAGCGACGAATATTTTTCGAAACCTTCGGTTTCTAAAAATTGATTCAAACCAATATAAACATATATAGCCATTACTTATATGGCGTCTATTCCATCATCTAATATGTTGTCTTCTTCCAGAATCGTGGGTATTCAATTCAGTATTCTCTCTCCAGAGGAAATTGAAAGGAACTCCGTTGTAGAGGTTACATCGAGAGAAACGTATAGCAGTAACAAGCCTGTGATAGGCGGTTTATTTGACCCGCGTATGGGCGTTTTAGAAAAAGGCTTTATTTGTCCTACAGATGGGCTGAATTATATTCATACTCCAGGTTATTTCGGTCATATAAAGATGGCGAGACCAGTCTTCTTCATACAGCATCTGAAGCATATTATCGGAATCTCTAAATGTGTCTGTTTCAAATGTTCTAAACTTCTTATTGACAAGAAGTCGAACGACTACTTGCTACAACTTTCTGCAAAAGACCGTTGGGATGCAGTCCTAGAGAAGTGCTCCACCGTGCACCGTTGTGGAGATGGTAACACAGACGGTTGCGGAACGCGCCGACCGACCAAATGGAAGCATGAGGGTATGGCTAATATTACGGCAGTCTGGGAATTACCAGACAATGAGAAAATCACGGTGAGGTTAACACCGGAACTCCTGATGCGCAATTTCAAGCGAATCAGCGACGAGGACGTCGAATTCATGGGATTTAGCCCTCTGTGGTCCCGTCCTGAGTGGATGATATGCACTATCTTACCGGTTCCTCCGCCGGCAGTCCGTCCAAGTGTCAAGCACGATGCGCAACAGAGAAGCGAAGACGACCTGACTCATATTTATAGCAATATTTTGAAAGTCAACAAGGATTTGTCGCAAAAAATCAACGAAAATGCATCGACCACGATTATTGAGAATATCACCAACATTCTGCAATATTTTGTGGCGATGATTGTCAATAATAAGACGAAGGGTTCTCTCCCGCTGCAACAGCGTAGTGGCCGGCCCTATCAGTGTATTATGACGCGTATCAATTCGAAAACCGGCCGTATTCGCGGCAATTTGATGGGGAAGCGCGTCAATTATTCGGCGCGGTCGGTCATTACAGGCGACCCCAGTTTGTCGGTAAGGCAACTGGGTGTTCCGATGAAAATCGCGAAAAACATTACGAAACCGGTAATCGTCAATGAATCCAATCGCGACGCCCTGTTGCAATTTGTCAGGAACGGCCCTGATGTGTTTCCTGGTGCGAAAACAATTCAGCGCAAGAATGGTCTGCTTATTTCGTTGAGAAATAGTGACAGGGAAACAATGGAACTATATCCCGGAGATATAGTGAATCGGCATATGATGGACGGAGATGCAGTGCTGTTCAATAGACAGCCTTCGTTACACAGAATGTCGATGATGTGTCACATTGTAAAGGTGATGGAGAAGGGAGATACATTTCGTTTAAATGTTGGCTCG